GCCGCAGGTAATCCTTGACGGCGCGCGGCGAGTCCATCACGGGGCCGGTGCGGATGCGAGCGTCTAGGATCCGCAGGGCATGCGCCAGGATCGCATCTTCGCGGCGCGCGACGGCACCGGGGCCGGTGTCGGCGTCCAAGCGGTATGGGGCGGGGTCCTGCTGGCGGGCTTGGGTTTTCGGCATGGTGTCTTCTCCAGTATGTGCCCCGAATCGGGGCGTATCCTAGAACCCCCGGCGGGGGCTCCTGGGCGCGGATCAGGCCGAGGCTTTCGGGTAGACGCGGTACACGCCCTGGCACCGGCGCTCTACGCGATAGCCGCGGGCCTTGGCTGCGCGGATCGTTGACTCATTGAAGGGCTTGTACTTGCCGGTCTCACAGTAGGCATAAGTGACGTCCTTTCCGTACTTGCCTGCGCCGATGTTGGCGAGGACGGCCTCGAGTTGCGTGATGGTGTTTTGGGTCATCATGGTCTTTCCTCTCGTCAGGCTTACAGTCCGAGCGCCACCAGGGCGCCCAGGGCGATGCCGAGCGCGATCGCGAACAGGGCGTCGGCGAGGGTGAACGGGGAGTCTTGCATCATTCCCCCTCAAGCCGCGCCGCGGCATATTCAGCGCCGATCATGTCAACCATGATTAAGCGGGCTCGGTATTCTGTTTCGTCGCGCCAAGCGGCGCCGATGATGCAAGCGTCGGCATCCTGCGGCTGTCCGTAGGACGGGCAAACAGCCCAGCGTGGCGTGTGGCGGTCGTCACGCCACAGGGTCACGCCGCTGTCGGCGTGCTCTTCGATCAGGGTCCAGGTGTCGTTCATCGTCTCAGCTCCAAGTGAGCCGGCATCGGCCGGCGGATGAATCATCGGCGCGCTACCTGACGCCAGGCTTACGCTGCGCACGCATTGCGGCGCGGTCAGCGGCGATTACCCGCAGCGCAGAGGACGAGTCTTCGCGCGTCAGCGTCGCGCCTGCACGCTCCAGGGCCGCATACTGTGCGGGGATCTCTTTCGGCCTGCCGAACAGGGCCGCCATTACCGGCTGGCGGGCCGCGTCGGCCTGATCGGCCACGGCCAGGGCTTGACGTTTCGCGGCCCAATCGCGCGCGGCGATGGCTTGCGCCGCAGTGCAGACGGCCGCGCGGTAGATCGCATCCCAACGGGCCGCGTCGGCCTCACCCTTGACGCGGGCCGCGTCGATACGGGCGTCCATAGCCACGTCAGCAGCGCGAGCCCGCGCGGCCTCTGCGGCCTCAAAATCAGCCTGCGACAGACTAGACGCTACCGCGCGCCGGTAGCGGGCTTCCCCCTCCTGCGAGGGGGCCGAGGGTTCGGCCCAGTGTGTCATTCCGCCACCTCCACACGAACCCAATCGAACCCGAAACCCTCGGGCAGGGTAACGCAACCCTCTGGCAGGCGCCCGCCGCGCAGCTGGGCGACGTACAGGACGTCACCGGCCTGCAGGGTGACGCTAATGCGCGCCATCGGCACGCCGAGCACGGCCGCAGTGTCGGCGTGGCCGACGCAGGAAATCAGGTCGGCAGTGTCGGGCCGTTCGCACGCCGACAGGCGCACGAAGGCCAGCAGGTGCCTCGGCACCATGCCGAGGGAAAACGCATTTCCGATGTATCTCATCTTCGTCTACTCCAGTGTGAGCCGGCATCAGCCGGCAGAGACAGTATCAGGGCCTATGCTTACGCGGGGCTTACGCCGCCGCCTGCAGGCGCGTGAAAAACCCGCGCCCGTGGTTCATGCCGCCGCAGGAACATTCGCACGTGCCGTTAGGCTTGCCGCCCATGCAGCGGGCATCGCATTCGTGCAGCGATGCAAAGCGCTTGTACTCGATAGCCCGCTCCACGGGAAGCTTCCGGCCGTCAGCAGTGACGCCGACCAGGCGCTTAAAACTGTCGTACCAATTTGCCTTGGACGTCACGCCGCCCAGCGCATCGAACTGCGCCTTCGGCGCGCCCCATACGCTGACCAGCTGGTCAGAGCCGTGAAAATATCGGATCTTCGTGGTCATCGTCTTCACTCCTGTCTGTTATCGGCGCGTCAACCGCACCCGCAGGCCCCGCACGCGGGGCTAGCGGCTGGGGTCTTATTCGACTGCGATCACGATCTCGATGACGTCGTCATCGGCAACCTGCAGGTCTGTCCAATACGCGCCCGGATAGCCCGCAGTGAACGCGTGAGCGGCGTCCAGGTCGGCGAACGTGAGCATCATCGTGCGCGCGGTGTCGGCGCCTACGTTCACGATCTCGATCCGTGCTTCCATCGTCTCTCTCCAGGTTCAGCGCCGGGGATCGGCGCCACGGATGCATCATCGCGCGGGATCCTTACGTGAACCTTACAAATCCGGGGCGTTGTCGCGTATTGTTGAAATCGTGGTGAGCGCGTTGTCGAAGCCTCTCCTACTGTTGTCAATGTTGTCATGCAACCATAAAAGCATAGCGAATGTTTCGAGTTGACAGCTGCAATGGCGTTGTCGTGACAACATTGACAACATGACAACGGGAATCGGCGTTGTCATTGTTGCAGTCCGAAAAAGATCCCGGATGGACTCGCGTTGTCACGACAACATTGACAACATTGACAACGCTCGGGAAAGCGTCACGTTGGGTTTGCGTAACGCTAGCGTGACAGTAACGCGGTGCGATAGTACGGAACCCTGCGCCTGCGCGCTGTCGGCATGACCAGTTCGACCAGGAGCGGGTGCCGATCGAGCGCGATCAGGGCCAGCCGTAGGCCGGGAGCGGATAGGGAGGGGGGTATACCCATCGAAACGACTCGCGGCGTCAACGAAAACGGAGCCCCCGGAAAAACTTTTATTTTTCGCGCAAAAATCCCGCTTCGCGCCGCATTTCACTGGGTGCTATCATCCCCCCATGTTCCGAGATCTACCGATCCGCGCCCGAGAGCTAAAAGCCACCCCTGCGGTGCTGGAGCGCATTTACGAGGGTGCCAGGCTCGGCCTGAAGGGTGAATCGCTGGCGCTGGCTGCGGGCTTGCTGCCGGAAGAGTTTGCGCGGCTGAAGCTGATGGATCGCACTGCGGAAATTGCGGAGATGAAAGGCCGCGCCGACAGTGAGATGTCGATGTCCCGCGTGGTGTTTGAGGCCGCAGAGAGTGGCGACGCGAAGGCTGCGCTGGAGTTTCTCCGCCACCGCCACGAGTGGGTCGCGAAGCAGCAGGTGCAGGTCGACGTAAGCCAGCAGATCTCGATCACTGCGGCTCTGGAGCAGGCGCAGAGGCGCGTGCAGGCGATTGAGGATGCGGTGATCGTAGAGCCGCAGTCGCTGGCGCGGCCGATTCCGCTGGCGCGGGAAACGCTGGGGGCTGAGGTGTGAGCCAATCCGAGCCAATGAAATTTGGCCGATACGCTCCGATATGAGCCAATACGCGCCGATATGAGCCGATATAAATGCAGACCCCGAAATACACCCCGCAGGAAGAGCAAAACCTGATGGCTCGCATGTGGAGCGCCAAGCTCCGCGACGATCCGCAAGCGTGGGTAATGTTTGCACTGCCGTGGGGCGAAAAGGGCACGCCGCTGGAAAAGCGCACCGGCCCGCGACGCTGGCAGCGGGAGATTCTGCGCAAGATCCGGGATCACATTGCGGCGAACGGTTCGCGGGATATGTACGAGGTGATGCGCCTGGCGGTGGCCTCGGGGCGGGGGATCGGGAAGTCGGCGCTGGTCAGTTGGCTGGTGCTCTGGATGCTCAGCACGCGGATCGGCAGCAGCGTGATCGTGAGTGCGAACAGCGAGGCGCAGCTCAGAAGCGTAACCTGGGCCGAGATCACGAAGTGGCTGGCGATGATCATGCACTCGCACTGGTTTGAGATCAGCGCCACGCGCATCGTGCCGGCGAAGTGGCTGACCGAACTGGTGGAGCGCGACCTGAAAAAGGGCACGCGGTACTGGGGCGCGGAGGGCAAGCTCTGGAGCGAGGAAAACCCGGACGCTTACGCTGGCGCGCACAACGACGACGGCATGATGGTCGTGTTTGACGAGGCATCGGGCATCCCGGACAGTATTTGGTCTGTGGCTGCGGGGTTTTTCACCGAGAACACGCCGCACAGGTTCTGGTGCGCGTTCAGTAACCCACGGCGAAACTCGGGATATTTTTTCGAGACGTTCCACGCCAAGCGGGATTTCTGGCACACGGAGAGCATCGACGCCCGCACGGTGGAGGACACCGACAAGGGTGTGTACGAGGCGATCATTGCCGAATACGGCGAAGACTCCCGCGAAGCCCGCGTCGAGGTGTACGGGCAGTTTCCGTCTGACGGCGACGATCAGTTCATCACGCCCAAGCTGGTGGATGAGGCGATGGCGCGGGAGAAGTGGAAGGACGCTGACGCGCCGATCGTGCTGGGTGTGGACCCGGCCCGCACTGGGGGCGACTCTACCGTGATCGCGGTGCGGCAGGGCAGGGATTTGCTGGCGCTGCACCGCTATCGGGGCGATGACACGATGACGGTGGTGGGGCACGTGATCGAAGCGATCGAGCGGTACAGGCCGGCGCTGACGTGCATCGACGAGGGTGGCCTCGGATATGGGATACTGGACAGGCTGAACGAGCAGCGGTATAAGGTGCGCGGGGTGAATTTCGGGTGGAAATCCAGCAGGCCGGTGATGTGGGGCAATAAGCGAGCCGAGATGTGGGGCGCTCTGCGCGACTGGCTGCGTACGGCGTCGGTGACTGCGGACAAGGCGCTGAAGGCAGACCTGACGGGTGTGCGGGCGAAGCCGGATTCGACGGGAAAGATTTTCCTGGAGTCGAAGAAGGAAATGAAAGCCCGTGGCCTGGCGAGCCCGGACGCGGCCGACGCGATCGCGGTGACGTTTGCGTTCCCGATCCGATCGGATGCCGATTTCTCCGCCACCCCGAAGTTGTCGGCGTATGCACTGCCGACGGTGAATTACTGGAACGCTGGGCGCGTGGGGGCGTGAGATGGCACGAGTATCGAATTCACAGCGACTGCGTGACACCCACGCCGAAGCACTGCGGCGGTTTGACGAGATCCAGTCGGCGCTGAGAAACGAGCGCCTGCAGTGTCTGCAGGAC